CTTAGTTATAATACAAGCGTGTTTATCATTAAACTGATTGAATTCTAATTCTTGAGGCTTTAATTTAGGGGGTGTTATAAGATTCTTAGGAAGTTGCGCCATATATCGTACCACTGTTTGATAGTGATGAGGAACCACTGATTGCTTTACCCCCTGCACCGCCCGACCTATCGTATGAATCACCACCTGCTGCGCCCCAGCCACCGCCACCACCAGATGCGCCACCGCCTTGGTTTTCGCCACCAGCAGAACCAGCAGAACCACCGTTTGCACCAGTAGGGGTAGAAATTGTTGTTGGTACGGATGATCCACCACCAACGCCCGGAAGAATACGACCACCACCGCCGCCGCCGCCAGCACCATGACCAGAACCAGTGCTATCAGCGGAACCACCACCGCCACCAGCACCACCGCCAAGACCTGCAGACGCAGTTGAGCCGTCAGCTGAATTTGTTCTAGACCCGTTGCTTCCAGATGCGTTGAGAGCACCGCCAGAACCAGCCGCTACGTTAGTAACGTTGAGGTAAGTACCCATGCCACCTGCACCACCGCCAGCACCACCGCCGCCGCCGCCTCTGTTACCTCTTTCACCACCTGACTCACGACCCCCGCCGCCGCCACCACCGCCAGCAATGTATGCGCCAGATAAGTTTTGAATAGTTACACCTGATACACCGCTGTTTATCTTGATAGCATGGCCACCTGCGCCACCGTTAGATCGCGCACCACCAGCACCACCCTTACCGATGATCTTACCTTCATTGATAATTGTGCATGGTATGTCGATAGTTAAAGCTGCAACGCTAGTGTTATCAGACCACACCCAAAGACTTGACGGTATGCGCAGAATTCCACCTGACGAGATATACGAAGATGCCGTGATCTCTTTTAGTTGTGATTGACCATTAATAGCGCTACCCAATGGTAGAGTAACTTCAGCACTAGCGCCATAGAAGTCTGAAAAGCTAATTGCGCCAGACGTAGGTACGTTTGTGTTGTTGCTCGTTACGAAACTGCCATTACGGTAATACTCAGACAGACTGTGTGGCACACTGCCGTTAAACTCACCTACAATGTCGGTGTTGAAACTTAACGTTCCTGAACTCTTAACTGCCATTATTAGATAGTTCCATAAGCTGTAACATCACCTGTCACTTTTAGGTTACCAGATGTGTCTAGTTCCATCTTAGATGTACCTGCATACTTGATGACAAGTTTATTAGATACAACCTCAAATGTCCAGTCACTTGATCCATTATCTAGTGCTAATTTGTTTGCAGTCATAGTAGAGTTTACGTCTACTGCGCCTGTAAAGTTTGCACCTGATAGGTCAGCCTTTGTGCTTAGGTCAACGCCAGCTACCTGTGTGTCTACATAAGCTTTAACAGATTGCTGTGATGGTACTTTTGTAGCACTGTTAGACGCCATATTATCTTCGTCTACAAGGTGGTTGCTGATGTCAGATACTGTACCTGTTACGTCTGCATGAATAGCCGCTACTTCAATCTCTTTATTGAAATCCCAACGGTCTGTTGCTGAGTCATAAGTGATAGTAGCGTTAGCACCCTCAAGTGTGATACCACCACCGTTAGCTGATGCTGCTGTAGTTAGACCCTCGCCAAGTACAATGTTCTTATCTTCTACTTCAAGAGTAGCAGTGTTAAGAGTGGTTGTTGTACCGTCTACTGTTAGGTTGCCTGTAATGGTGATGTCACCGCCAACACTAACGTTTGCTGTTGTAGTAATAGCATCTGCATACAAGTTAGCCCAGTAGTTAGATGTATCACCTAAGTTACGTGTACCATCTGCATCTGGTATAATGTTAGATGCTACGTCTGCAGTGAACGTAACTGTGTCTGTAGCCGCGTCACCTAGTGTGGTGTTACCGTTTACTGTCAGGTTTTCTAAAGTTGTATCGCCTGTTACGTCTAGCGTACCCGCAATCGCAGTGTTGCCTGATGCAGAAGCAACAGTAAACTTGTTAGTATTAATATCGAAGTCGCCATCAATACCTGCTGCACCAGATACATCTAGTGTAGTTACATCAAGGTTATCTAGAGTTACATCACCTGTAACATTTAGTGTACCTGCGATAAAAGTGTTACCTGTAGAAGAAGCTACAGTAAATTTGTTTGTGTTGATGTCGAAGTTACCGTCAATACCAACATTACCTATAACATCCATATTGCTAGATGCAGTTACCGCACCTGTAAATGTAGATGCATCTGTTACCGCAAGTGTACCTGCAATAGCTGTGTTACCTGAAGCGGATGCCACAGTAAACTTGTTAGTGTTAATATCAAAGTCACCGTCAATGCCTGTAGCACCTGTCACGTCTAGCGTAGATGATGCAGTCACTGCACCTGTAAGAGTACTAGCACCTGCGACAGATAATGTACCTGCAATGACTGTGTTACCTGTAGCATTAGCAACTGTGAACTTGTCAGTGTTGATATCAAAGTCACCGTCAATACCTGTATTACCAGTCACATCAACTGTGCCTATAAAGGTAGAGTCGCCTGTCTGTGAGATTGCACCTTCGTTTATAATACCGTCTGAATACAAAGTTCCATCTAGGTACGCATCCTTGAACTGCAGCGCAACTGTCCCGATGTCTAAGGTGTTGTTTGTCTTAGGTATAAGGGCAGCAGCACTAACTGTAAGGTCTTGGCTTGGCCCCATCTTTTCGATAGGCGAGCCACCTCCTGTAGAACCATCATGCGTGTGGCCTGTGGAAGCATTGAACGCGGCTTCAATGGCGTTGTACTCGTCGTCGAATACATCAGCGTCAATAACGTTACCGTTAGCAATGGAGTTTGCTGTATCTTGTCTTGTATAACCTGCCATTTTTACTGCCTGTCGTGTTGTCTATATTCTAGAATAGCTGTGTCTAATTTAAATGTGGGATTGTCTGAAGTGTCTTCTATACGAATAGAAACTGTTTTACCTGAACCTACAATGAACTTCTCATAGATTTTATCTAGGTCACCGCCAAAGGTAGCTGTACCAAATATAGCTGTTGCACTACCAAAGAAAAAGACAGCAGACGCTGCACCGGGTGCTGCTACTAGTCTAACTTGATCTGGCTGAATGACGCCGGGGTTAGTGCCGTTACTATTGATACCACCATCAAAGTCGAACTTTAGATTTAGCCCTAGATCAATACCGCCTGTAGGGTCTACGAACAACGTCATCTTGTAAAAAGACTTACGTGTTTGCGGATCAGTGATTGGCATAGCAGGAGATTCATAGATAGCATTGATGTTCTCCTCATCAAAAAGCTTTCCAGATTCCATTCTGTAGACGTAACCATCCGTGTTAGCGAACATGGCTGTCTCTACACCTTCTTTGTAAACACTGTCAGCTACATACGCTTTGATGCCACGTGTAGTAGACCAACCAAAACCCTCCGCACCTTGAGCCTCAAACTTTGTAGCTATCAAACCTTTTGCTGTCGATGGCTGTTCAGAAGACACATAAGCGAAAATACGATACTGTGCTTTCTCTCGTAGGATAACAGAGGCAAAGTCACTTGTACTATCTAGGAAGGTAGAAGCGTCACGTGTGATCTTATCGGATGGAATACCCAAACCAAAGTCACCGATACGATCTGTAGCACTTAGTAGGCGTAAACCATCAGGTGCGAGATACATAATATCACCGCCGACCTCTTGAATAGTATCGCCATTGATACAGCCGATACGTTCAGTGATTGGGTTTAGTTGGAAGTCTGCTTGTGTGCTACCTGTTAGACGCTTGATACTATCAATAGTAAAAATAATTAGCTGTTGACGAAACACTGTAAGACCAGTGATCTCTGAGCCTACGTTAATACTACCTGCACCATTAGCTGCACTAAAGTCATCTACACTAAACGGGGCTGTAAAGTATACGTTAGTTCCTTTGGCATAAAACGCAGTGTTCTTGAAGAATGCAACATATTCTGCAGCGGATACATCAGAGCTATCCGCAGATGTCATGAACGTAACTGTGTTACCACTGGTGTTGTATATAGCAGGATAGTTAGTACCGTCTACAAAGATAACCTTGTCGTCACCTGATAAGTTAAACTCTGCTGTACGAGCTTTGCCGCCGTTGGCACTAGCACTAACAGCCATGTAAGTATAAGAGCTACCGCCTGTACCGTAATAGTATGCAGTCTTACCAATGTCAGCAGTAACCAAACCTGCGACATCTGTAACAGCCTGTGAGTCTACCTTACGCCCTACAATAACACGACCTGAAGAGATGACCTTCATGGCAAGCATTGGCCCTTCGCCTGGGACGATGCCTGAGCCAAACTTTGAGAAGCCTCTGATCTTTGCGTAGCCGCCCTCTTTGTTCGCTTCAAAGTTTTCTAGGATAGAGGCAGAACCAATATCCTGAATACCTTGCTGCAGCTTACTCTTATTAGAGATAAGCCCACCGCGAAACTCAATAGGGAATGTTTGATAAGCACTAGGCATTAATAGTGTACTCTTGTATCTCTAAGGTATTGAGTGCGATTGATGTGTAAGGTACGAAGGTGCTTGATGCCCTTCTCAAACTGCTGAAGGTTTACGTTAGCTGCTTGCATATCTCCACGGAACTGATGTACGTAATACATTGCACCGTCTACGATAATGTGTCTGTATTGTTCAGGAAAGTCGGGGACGTCTGTAGCGTTGATCATCTCATACGCTGTGTTATAAAATTCGTATACTAGCGTGTAGGCTTTGTCTGGGGAAGGATATAAAATATATTCTCGGCTAGGTGTTCTTACAATATGTGTAGGTAATGATCTATCTGATGTATTAGAGTTATATTCAGTATCAGCATGTTTGTCAAGCCATTCTTCATACTGCATAATTTTTAAACGTTGGGTTTCACCGTCAAGAACAGCATCTCGTTTAATACGAAATGTATTGTAATCTACAGTTTTAGCAGAAGTAGGTACACCATAACGAATAGAACCTGGTGTTAATTCTACATCTTGTTCTACGTGCATCCAAGGCCAGTTAAACTCTTCCTGTCCAATGTGACGAATGGATGAGTTAACAGCATCTTTTGCAAAATGATAAAAACCTGTTGCTGTTGGAAAGTTAGAAGACGTAAGCTCAACTTCATTAAGTCTACGATTAACATCATTTACTAAACCTATAAAATCATATGCCATATTTAAGCACCTTCTGTGACTCGTAGATATACAAGCTGTACTAACTCACGACTAGAGGAAGTATTTATAATACACGACACTCTATATTTTGTGTTTACTGTACCGCTTTGTAATCTTATAGTAGCCACTGTGTCTGTATTAGTTAATCCAGAAGGATACTCAACCTGAATACCATCAATAGGAGTGGCACTATTAACACCTGTATCATTAATATTCCAAGTAACGCTAGAAATGGTTTCCCCTGATCTCAGCGCACGTGACCAGTCTACAGAGAAATCTTCCATTTGATCTGGGTTTTTATCAGGCCATTTAAGTGCCATAGTGTTACCTCACGTAAACAATCTTATTTTTAATAGTGGTACGAATAGTGACTACATTGTTCTGTATTATGTCTGTACTAGAGTATGCTTTTTGTACAGCAGTCTCTGTAGGCTTATTAAATCTATAAACAGCAGACACCCCCGATACCTTAATGGTAGATTGTGCAGATACTAGTATACCCAAGTCCACAGTCGCTGCTGCTGAAGCTAGGGTTGTATTTGCTTTACCGCTTGACTCTAGTGTACCTACAGAGCCTGTAGATGCTACCCCCTGCATAGGCTCAGTGACTTGTACTTCGATAGTGCCTAATGAGAATGTAGCACTTACGCCAACTAAGTCTTCTTCAATGTCAGGGAATATATCAGGGTTCACTGTTGTAGAGGCAATTACACCAAGAAGCTCTTTTTTGAGATTGACTTTAATTGTGCCTACAGAGACTATAGCTGATGTACTAGAGCTAGTTGTATTCGCAAAACCTGTACCAGACACAGAAGCTACAGTAGCGGTAGCTGGCGCACCCCCAGTAAGAAAAGCGTTTACCGCTACACCACCACCTATTGCACTATAAGGTGCGTCTGCATATGGGCTAAAACCTAACATCTACTTCTCTTTTCGTTTGTGCCAATAAAAACTACGATACACATCTGATAGTTTATGCAT